GCCGGGTGAGTGTGGTTCGCAAGAAATGCTTTTGTAAAGGCTGGCGCATTCGACTTTTCTGTCCTGTTGTAGTTCAACCCAAGGGCGTCGAACGCCTTTGCTATGGATGCAGCGGCCCACGGCTCCACAAGGACGCCGGTCTCTTCCTTTACTTCTTTAAGTAACACATCCTCGCGGCGCTTCAGTTCCTTTTGCACATCGTGTGCCTTGTCCACATCGACACGCACACCTTTCGACTTCATGTCGAGCATCAACGGAAGCAGTGCTGTTTCCAACTCGAAGATGCTGTTGACTTCGTCCTTGTCGATGTCAGCCCGCAGCCGGTCCCACAGGCGCAGCGTAACAGCAGCGTCTTGCTCCGCATACTTACCTACGAACGAGGCGTGTAGCTTCCACATCTCCCCCTTCGGATCGACACCGTACATCGATGCCGCAGCCTTCAGCATCTTCTCGTTCTTCCATTCACCGAGGTACTCACCTGCTAGACTGTTCAGGTTGTACCAGCGGCGGTTCTCGTTCAGCAGCGGTGCCGCCACCATGGTGTCGATGACCTTGCCCTGCACCTCGATGCCGGCCCAGCGCAGCCAGCCCAGATCGTACATGGCGTTGTGCATGATCTTCTCGATATGCGGCGTGGCAAGCTGCTTCTTCAACCAGTTGACCACAGTCTTCTCTGGCATGTTGCCGCCACCTTGGTGACGTACCGGGAAGTAGCCAACGAAGCCGCCGGCAGCTACAGCGTAGCCGATTACATAACCATCATTGCGACACCAACCCGGACCCAAGGTCGTCAGGTTCGGGTCACAGGTTTCAAGGTCAATCGCAATTCGGTCACAATTCGTCAGGTCCGGCAGCGATGCTGGCGGATACCACTCCTCTTCGAGGTCGAACAGATCAGCCCTCATCGTTTGAAATCTCCCCTCCGAGTGCGGCATAGCCGATGATGTCGATCCACGAATCGTCCTTGTGCATGTCTTCGGCAAGCCGGGCCAGCTTCAGGCCGATCATCATCGCCGTCACCTCCGTCGGCGTGATCTTGTCCAGCAGCTTGGAACGAAGCAGCACGTTCCAGATCGTAGCAATTCGTTCATGATTCAGACGCGCCGGTCCATAGTCTTCGGCCCTCGGTCCATTGATCAGTTCTTCTGCCTGCTTCAGGAAGTGCTCTCTGTTTTTCATAGTTCGAACCTGTGGTTAGAGTGTGACTCGACAAGGTGAAGCTGTTTGCGGGCACGAGTCATGCCCACATAGAAGGTGCGGATCTCACCTTCGGTGTCTTCGGCTCTTGTTATGACAGGGCTGGACTCAAGTAGGAGGAGGACGTTGTCTGCCTCCCCACCTTTCGCCTTGTGGATCGTCGAGATCCGTATCCTCGGCTTGCCCGACAAGATAGACTCGCCCATCCGACGTACAGAAGTAATGTAAATCCGCTCCTGCTCCGACACACGGATCACTTCGTACCACGGTGTCTCGGCAGTCGCGCTGAACTCGCACAGGTTCTGTAAATCGGTGAGGTTGTAGGTTGCTTCGGGGTCTAGGTTTGTGAGTTTGCGTCGGCCAGATTTGGTGATGACCGTTGACTGGATAAGTTTGGAGAAGCTCTTCAAGTCCGCCGGGGACACAAACTGATTTTTGCATAGTCGCAACCACACCTCGATGCCGTTCAGAACATTTGGGGAGATGGACCAGCCTGGCCCCTCACGCCAGAACAGGTATCCCTGTTCCTTGAGGGTGTTCGCAACCTTGTTCGCGATGTTATTAGTGCGGGCAAGAATCAACCATTCGCCAGTTCGCAGGTCCACATCGAGAATATCATGATGCCATACTACAGCACCACCTTCTTCGACCGGGGACCAAACTTTTTGCTGCCGAACTTCTAGTCGTTTTGCCACACTGTCCGCCAGCCCATGCACCTGCGAGGGCAGACGGTAAGATTTATCGAGGATGATCTTGTCTTCCGATGCAGTCAGGAAGTCGTTTACGTTCACGCCCATCCACGAATAGATGCACTGATCGTCGTCGCCGGCAAAGTAGATACGCTTGGAGCACGGCTTCATCACTTCATGCACCATACGCCACTGGAGTGGCACCAAGTCTTGAGCTTCGTCAACAATCAGCACGTCGAGCAGCGGACAGTTACCCTGCATCACGAACTGTTCGATCATGTCCACGAAGTCCACCTTGTCGGTCATCTTCTTGTAGTCACGGATCACCTGATCCATGACCTTCAGTTGCTGGAAGTGTAGTCGATAGTCTGTATTCTTTTCGTTGAACATTTCCTCCATCGACTTGCCAGTCACCCGAGCAAGCTGGAGGATGCCGTGATACTGGTCGCCCTTGGACTGACCCGCCGAGAACAGGATGCCATCGTCCATGCGAACAGAAGCAGACGAGAGCATTGGCAGACCTAGCAACTCACCGATCTTGTTGTAGTCTGCACCCTTCATGACCTTCTGACCACTGAGGCCAAGGTTCTGGAACGCGAAGGAGTGCAGCGTACGGAACCAGATCATCTGCTGTTCGTTGATGCCCAGCTTTTCCGCAGCACGTTCACGTGCTTCCTGTGCGGCCTTCTTGCTGAACGACACGAAAGCAATCTTGTCGGGCGCCGTTCCACGGTCCAGTTCTTCCTGAACGATGTTGATCAGCCGTGTGGTCTTGCCCGTGCCTGGGGGTCCGAAGATTGTGGTCTGCATCACTCGGTCTCCAGCTTCTCGTAAAGATACGGTTCCGCGACACAGCCTGTGTAATTCTCACGGTACGGAGGACGCTGCAAACAGTTGTCGCACACGTCACCCAGTTCCACGGGCTTGTGCCGGTTGTAATAGGTTTCCCACTTGTGACCGCAGTTGTCGCATTGAAAGTAAGCTACGTAACGCATCAGAACGGAATCTCCTCTCCAACCACATCGATGGCCGGGATCTCGACCTCGTTGGACTTGGCAGGCACCCACCACACACGCATCGGCATAGTGTCACCCTTCGTTGTCTTGAACCGCCGCTGGCCGTTTGCCTGCCCGCCGTTGTTCAACTCTTTCAACCGCTCCTGTATCTGGCCCCGGCTATAGCTGTCGAACTTCTGGTTTCGCAAGAACTTCATCAACGCTTCGAGCTTGAAGTATGTCAGGCCGTCCTCTTCATCCGTAAACGGCTTGCCCAGTGCAATCTCTTCCGCCGACTGTGCTTGTACCCGGCCATCACAATACGCCTCGACAAGCTCGTTGAACTGGCCCTTGTATGTCAGTTCGTGCGGCACATCGATGTGGTTCATGTCTTCCATGAGCATGGTGACGATGGTCTGCCAGTCTTGCATCTTCATCATGGGCGGCATGACATGAATCTGTTCCATGCATGCTTTCTGAAAACGCTGCGGTGTTTGCAGATCGTCGGTTGTCAATTCGACACGACGGCCACCTACATCACAGAACCAGACAGGCGGTTCGGACTTCACAACACATAGCCCTGTAACGTCCACAGCCATGCTTGTGACGCCGATACCGAACTTCTTGGTCTTACACAGCGTCTTGTTGCAGAAGCTCCTCAGTGGCTCCTGATCGCACGGGAATCCGTAGTCCTTTTTGTCGTGCTGATTCTGGATCGTGACGATCTCGGAGGCGGGCAGCGGTGGATTAGAAAACCGCTGGTTTATCTCTTCGAGTCGTTGCTTCCATGTCTCCGGCTGTTCCTTCTTGCACCCAACCGCAGCGGCGAACATCACCGTGTTGCGGGTGCCCTCGGGAATGCCCTGCCCGAACATACAGTTCAGGCAGGGCGCCCATTCCTTGAACTCGTCTTCGACAACCCCAAAGGTAAGGGAGACGAAAGCCTCCGGGGTAGTGGCACGTTTGTCTACAAGTTCAAGGAACTCCTCAAGGGTGGCGGCAGATCCATCCTCAAGGATTGCATGGCGCAGAGTTTGCTCTGCATCGAAGTATGGCAAGTTGATAAAGTTACCAACATCACCACGCTCGTGCAGAACTTGCTCCTGCTTCGGGAAAATTTCACACCGACCATACCCAACATAGGCGGCGATCTCCGAAGCCTTGTCACGGAACTCCCCTGCGCTCATGAACTCCGTGAAGAAGAAGTATATGTGTGCACCACCAGACTTCGAGCGGCAGACCACGGCTGGGATCCCAAGGTCGCGCAAGCGCCGGTCGATGCCGGCAAGGTCTAGTGGATATTCGTCAATGTCGAGGACACCAAATCTGCACTGGTTGTCCTCGTTAATTGGTATGGAACCTACGCCCTTCACACCGTTCAGGTGTGACCGGATAAGCTCGAGTGTAATCGGAGTGCGAACTGTGCGGGACTGTGCCTTCTGTTTCCCAGCCCGGCGCTCCTCTGAAATAATCGTCTGTCCATGTGCCGATTTGAAACCCTCAAACGCGGCCATGAACCTTTCGTCCAAGTTCATAGCTTTCCCCTATGGTTGGGTTAGGGCAGGGGGTGGGCACACAACCCGTTCTGATACCGCGAGACTCTATGTGAGCCGCCATGTCGCAAAACTGTCGATATCCATAGCCTTGTGTGTGCCCTACTGTTGCCGCCTCCCCCTGTCAGGCGCATTTTAACCGGCTTACGTTAGAACGGGATCTCTTCGTCGTCATGCTTGGAAGCAGACGCCGAGTTCATCTCTTCAGCAGTTCCAGCGGACGTTTTGATCTCGCCCTTGCGGAACATTTCGTAGAGACCTTTGCACTCCTGCACCGCTGCCGACGGCACACTCTGGATGTCAAGCTGAGAGATCGAGTAGTTGAACCACGAACCCTTGTCGTTGCTTTCTTGCACGGTCTTCAGCTTCCACACAGTTGCCCACATGGGCGGAGTGAACAGACCCTTCTCCGGGTGCATCAGCTTCATACCCGCACGGCGAGTGTTCCACTGCTTGGCAACCTTCATCTGGGTCTTCTTCATGTCGAGAATCATCTGCTGGGTTGCACCGTTCTCGTCGATAGCCACGACCAAGAACTGGGCTGCACGAACCAACTCGTTACCCGACGGCAAGATTTCATTGGCACCCATCCGCTGTGCCTGACGGATGTCAGGGTTGTTCGGATCGATCTCGCCAAGGAACCCACCACCGGATTCGCGAAGTTGGAACTCCAGGAACTTCATCTCGTAGGCGCACGGAATGATCGTCACGCCTTCGTCGCCTTCCCAGAACTGCCCGGTCACAGTATTGAAGATGTCACCGGCAGACGCACCCTTGATGAACTTCGAGTCCGTCTTGATCAGTTGCGGGGAGAGCGGCTGCAAAATCCGCATGAACGGAATCTGCATGTCCTCGGAGCTAATGCTCTCCATCCCCTGACCTGCACCAGCGTACAGATCGTCCATGAGATTGGCGGGCAGCGACTCCGCCTTTTTCGCTACAGCTTGCTTTTCAGCCATCGTTCTACGTCCTCGTAATTTTAGCTTCAGTTCCTACAAAAACACCGAACTGGTCGAAGTCGATATCCTGACCCGACTCAATGCGGTTACGAACCCACGCCTTCAGCGTCTGCGGATGGATGTGGGTTTTTTGCGCGGGATCCAGACCATACTGTTGGCGCAAGTCCTCGACCACAGAGCCAGCCATGTTGTCCTGCCCTGCGTTGAACGACACGGTCACATCATTCTTTATGATGTCACCCTCACCAATGGAACGGAGCCACGCAAACGCATCGTCACGCCGGTCATCTGGGATGCGGGCATGGACGAATTGACGAAGAGAGATTTTGTTACCGTCAACAGTAACACTTTCCATACCCATCTCTTCCATCAGAGCCGGGATGTCCTCTTCATTCACCTTGCGTTTCTTGAATTTCAGATCCTTGAGGTACTTCTCGACTTGCGAGATCTCCTCGTCGATCTTCAGGGAATCGCGGATCAGGGTCGAAAGGCGGGAACCTTTACCCTCATCCACAGTGTCGAACTTTTGGGCATCGACCGCCTCGTCAAAAAGCGAAAACACATCGCTCATACTTCTTCTCCTTACGTTAAAGTTTAAGC